TATATATCTTCTATTTATAAAGCAATATTCTAATATAATAATATAATAGATTTAATGAATAATAAAGAAGATAAAAGATCTAATACAGAACCTTATATATTTATAATAGATTTGGACGGAACAATAATAGGTGATTGTAATTATCAATGTGATTTATATAATATTATTGAATTAATAAAAAAAAATAATATAAAAAATTTAAATAAACATAAACTATTATGTAATAATTATTTAAAAGAAAGTTATTCCGACAAATCCTTATTAATAAGACCATACTTTTTTACATTTATAGCGGCTATGAAAAAACAGTATCCATTGTGCTATTTTTACATATATACGGCATCGGAGAAAAAATGGGCTAATAAAGAAATAGCGATAATAGAAAAAAATAATAATTTTAAATTTGATAGACCGTTATTAACGCGCGATAATTGTATAATAGATAATAATGGAAATATAAAAAAATCTATTGCCAAAGTATTGCCATTAATAAGTAAAAGTTTAAAAATACCTAATAAATATGATATCAGTAAGAGACTATTAATAATAGATAATAATCCAACATTTATAGATTATACTGAAAATTTATTAATATGTCCATCATATAATTATATGAAATTTTATGATTTGCGTGAGACTTTACCGAATAATCATAAATGCGAAGATTTGAAAAGATATATAGATAGATTAATTAAAGAAAAAAGAATAAGTAAGATATCAAATAAGACTACAGAAAATTTAGAGAAATTATATAAATGGTTATATAAAAAATGCAAGAGAATAAATAAATACAATTCAAAATATAATAATGATACTTTTTGGAAAGATTTAATAACACTTATTAAAAATTATAATATCACATCATATACACCTAAAATAGTAGCCGAAATTCAAAAAAGTATTAATAAAAATAATTAAAAATAGTAAAATTATTGAGTAAATAAGGATATGAATAATATATATTAATATATGATATATATAAGTTTTGATATTGGGGTTAAGAATTTGGCGGTATGTATAATAAAGAAGACGGATATATTAGAAATTCTCGATTGGCGCATAATAGCATTAGCATCATCAAAGAAAGAGATTAAAGGGATAGAAGATATATCCGAAAGAATATATATTGAGATGGATAATATAATAGGAAATCTCAAGAATATAAATATAAATATGATAGAATATGTTTTAATAGAGAATCAACCATCTAATTTAAATGGAATAATGAAGACTATTCAACATATAATATATGGTTATTTTAGTTTAATTAAATATTGGGATAAAGAGGTCGGGAATGTAGTTCTTGTAAATGCTTCCTTAAAAACAAAAAATCACAAATATATAATTAATATTGAATCCGACGATAAAGGCGATGTTAAAAATAAGAAAGGTTTTAGACGCGATAAATATAAAATGAACAAGATGCTTAGTATAGAATTATGTCGCGAATATATAAGTGAAGATGAACATTTAAAAAAGATATTTAATGAAAATAAGAAGAAGGATGATTTGAGCGATGCGTGTTTACAGGCAGTTTCATATATTAGAAGTAATATAAAAGATAACATTGAGAATAAATATAATAAAATATATATTAGAAACATTGATAATAATGAAGATAATGAAAAAAAAGAAAAATCCTAAAATATTGATAATATTAATGTATAGTAATCGTGTTATGAACAATATTGATAAAATGCGTTTTAAAAAATCTATAAGAAAGGCGAGATTATGTTTTAGATATTGGTACGATGAAGACGGCATCATAGAATTGCTTAATAATCTCGGGGATAAATTGGATGCGATTATAATTTCTGGTTCTGATTATCGCCTAGTTAATAGAAGATCACCCAAAGTTCCTGAGATAATATTTAAGCATGCTAACAAGATACATATTTTGGCAATTTGTTACGGAATGCAATATATCGCAATAAGATTTGGGAGGTTATCTAATGTCCGAACGAGAGACGCTGGATATATTATAAACTATGATAAACCTTTAAAAATAAAGTATCCTTTTGATATTATAAAAACTAAATATAGATATAATCACAATGATATAGTTACTAAAGTAGGCAAAAATATAGATGTTGTAATGAAAAGAAAAAATATGATAGACATATTATATTATAAAAAGAAAGATATATTAGGGATACAATTTCATCCAGAATATTATAAAAAATCAGGTAAATTATTTTATAACGCTTGGTTATCGTGGCTATCTAATAGAAATAACTAAAAAATATTTTTTTTCTCTAAATGCGTATTAATAAACATTTAAAAATTATAATAGATATATAAACATTTGATACCCAAATAAATATATAATATGGCTTTACTATCAAATTATAATAATAGAAATAGTGATTTAATAGAATTGAACAAAGATAGTTTTAATACACCGTCTTTTGATTTTAATATACCAATGAACAAACAGTCCAGTATTGGTATAAATAGCGAATTATTTAATAAAAAGAAAATAAGTGACGATGTTATATCAATGTCGTCAGGTTCTTCTAACGGAAGTTCTTCAGGTGGTAAAAAAAACTATATGAAAAATATAGGTAATATTTATCGTAATAAAGATAAAATTGGTAGGGTTACAAAAATAGAAACTGAAAGCGATAGTGACGAAAGTAAAAATAGTGGTAAAAGTCTATACAGTTCAAAAAGTTCGCAAAGTGGAAAAAAAAAGAAATACGATTATAACGCAAGCGATTGTACAAGTGAAAGCGGGCGCAGCGAAGGCAGTGAAGAAAGCGAAGGAAGTGAAGGAAGTGGAGGAAGTGAGGGCAGTGGAGGCAGTGAAGGAAGTGAAGGAAGTGGTGGCGGCAAAAAAAATAAACATAATAACAATTATAAAAATAATAGTTTTTTAAGCCCTAAAGAAATAATTAAAAACGAGATAAATGAAAAGAGAGAAATAATATATCAATTAGACAGATTAGAATCAAAGGGGTTTAAGATACCTTTTAAATTCAATATGAATTCAGATATTGAAGAGATGAGAACTGAATATAATAGAATTATAAGGGAAAAAGAACTAGATGGTAGTGTGAGATTTCAGCAAAAAATGTTAATGGCTTTTATTTCAGGAACTGAATATATTAATGGGCGATATGATCCATTTTCAATTAAATTAGACGGGTGGTCAGAGCAAGTAAATGAAAATATCAATGATTATGATGATATTTTTGAAGAATTACATTATAAATATAAGGCTACAGGAAAGAAAATGGCACCCGAATTAAGACTTTTCATTTCTTTATCGGGAAGTGCGTTTATGTTTCATTTAACAAGTCGAATGTTTAAAGAACAACCATTGCCTGATGTTGAAAATGTATTACGTTCTAATCCTGAATTAATGAAACAGTTTCAGAATGCGGCGGCGAAACAATATGTAATGGGTAATGCTCAACAACAAATACCACAAATGTCTCAAAATAGAGGTTCGAGCAATGATAATATGGGATTATTTAATATGGTTAGTAATTTATTTGGTTCTTTAAATAGCGATCCTGTACCTTCAAATATGCCTCAATTTACACAAAATAAAACTATTCCATCACAATATAATGAGAAAAAACAATACGAAGATATAGATAATATAATTAAAAATGTTCATAGCAAAATATCAATAGACGATACTGATAATAATATAGAAACTCTTTCAGTAAGTGACGAAGAAATAACATCAATAATAGAAGATACAGCGGATATTCAAATATTAAAAGGGCGCGGAAGACCAAAAAAAGGAACACGAACACTAAACATATAAATGTATATAATATATAAAAAAAAGTTATTATCTATTTTTATCTATTTTTTCTAAGATTTGATATTTTTTTAGCAGATTTATTAACAAAACTACCGACTTCTTTAACAGATTTGACTATTCTATCGGGCGTCTTTCGTAGAGATTTCATGGGATTGCGGATTGTATCTTCAACTTCTTCTTCAAATACCTCTATTTTAGATAAAAGATTGCTTAGCGTACTTAATAATATAGGTATTATTATAATAGTGAATAGAAGAGTTAAGAAGAGGAAGAGGGATATCATAGTACCTACAGATATAATATCGCGACTTAAATCTTCCGAACATTTGCATTTTTCATTAGTTAAATATCTAACATAATCAAACGCATAATATATATATACTACAAACATTAAGAAGAATACGAATGTAGCGATTGATAATAATTGAACTACGACATATCCCATACTTTTAGCTACACTTTTAAGAGATATTATAGATGTTATTATAAAATAACCGAGAGCTATAATAGTGAAGTTCTTGATAAAATCTTTGTTGGGATGTTCTGAACATTCGCACCCCATATTCTCGAGTTTATAAATATAACTGAGAATTATTAATAATAATATAGCAAAAATTGCTTGGATTATGGCACTACTATAAAAAGATAAGTTATTTTCGCTTTCTTTCATTGTACTATTTCTTACTCTATACTATTATATAGAAATAATTTTTTTATAATTCAATAATATTATAAATAAAAAATTTTGTAGAATTATCTAAGTTTTGAATATCGATACTTTTAATTTTATCAATTATAGATTTATATTTTATAACAGATAATATTTTATATAATTGTTCTAATAAAATATCTATAATATATTTATAGATAGAGGTATTATATATAATAAGGATATAATCAGCAATATTATTTAGTAATATTATAAGGTGTTCTTGTTTATATTTAATCCATATCTTATTAATATTATTTATTCCACGCTTCCATTTAGTATATTCACAATACATTTCGTATTCATCATTCAATATTAGAAGATTGTTTTCATATATATATTTAGGAGGGTCCCATTCTTTATTATTTATATAATTATCCCAAAGATTATCTATCATTGTTTCTAAGTATCCCTTATCAAATAGACTTAATAAATTAATATATATTTCATTATCACTTGTTTTAATATAATTCCATATTATCATAAATACATCGTCTATATTATTATTAAGACTGATGATTTCCTTTATTTTTTCATATATATTATCTTTGTTTTTAATACTAAGTTTATTTAAATTACCTATCAAACACCTTTTAAGTTCAGATTTCTTAGTAAAGTCGGGTATTATAATATGAAATCTTGATTTATTCTTAGGTTTATTATACTTATCTTTATTATTATATATTTTTTTAGCCCATATCATTTTAGGGTCATAATAAGAATTAAAGCACGAATACGTATTTTTTATATCAACTGCTTTATCCAAAATATTTTGCGGTATATCTATGGAATTATAGATATATCTAAAATTCTCTATATTAATCTTAATGATTTGTTCGTCCATTATATTTTATTATTGTAAATAATCTTATATATTGATTAAATAATAATATAATATTGCGAATATATCTAAGTTATAATATACATAAGGCAAAAACAATAATAGTTAATAAAGTATTAATGAAGAGTGAGATAATTAATAAATTAGACGAACTATATTCAAACTATCTTGTATATAGAACTATAATTGTATGCGACGATAGTAGTCAATACAAGTATATAAATATACTAAAGGATAATAATTATGATAACTATGTGTTAAAAGAGTATGACATGACAATAGATTATAATACTCTTGATGTAAGGATATTTTTAATAGAAAAAAAATATTTTATCAATTTTATTAAGAGTTACATTGAAGATAAGATTAATGCGAATATTGATATAAATATGACGTATTTTTATAATTCAATTATAATACATTTTGAAAATGATGAATATGATATCATAAAAGAAACCGATAAAATTAAAAGTGAATATAATGAAATATCCAATAATAACGATATTATTATCTAATAATAATTTAGAGGATTATACAATTAGAATATGGCAGTAAAAAGCAGTTTTTTCAAAAGCGATATATTTATTATGATTTCAATAATATTCTTTTTATTATTAGCAATTGTTATTTTATTAGCGTATAATAAAAATAAAATAATGGAGACTTTTAAAAGCACTTCAGATGATGATAAAAAATATAGAATCGAGTATTATTATATGGACGGCTGTAGACACTGCGAAGATTTTAGCAAATCGAAAGTATGGGATAAACTTAGTAGCGAGTATAGTAATAATATAGAATTTAAAAAATATAATATGAAAAGTTGCAAGGATAGAATAGATAAATATGAAATTTCAGGATATCCCACGATAATAATAATAGATAAGAGGGATTCTGAGAAAAAATTAGAAGAATACAACGATGAAAGAAAATACGATATTATGAAGAATTTTGTGGAAAAATATATTAATATGTAAAGATGGAAGCAATTAGTGCGAGGACGCAAAAAGGTTAAGTAAATAGTAAATATAAGTATATAAGCCTATTAATAAAAATGTATATTAATAAAGGATATATTAAAAATGGGAGGCGGATTGATGCAATTAGTTTTAAAGGGTAATATGAGCGAATATATCACATTGCAACCACATATTAATTATTATAAATATGTTCTCAAAAAACATACTAATTTTTCTATGGAAACTATAGTAATTACTTCAACAGGTGATAGTAATGTAGGATTTAGAACATCAACATCTGAATTACGTATTAATTTTAAAATAAAAAGATATGCTGATTTATTATCAAGTATGTTTTTGACTTTTAAAATCCCTGATATATATTCCGATAATATATATAAGTTTAGATGGGTTAACAATTTGGGTTTTAATTATATAAGAGAGGCGAGTATTAGAATTGGTACAGTTAATATAGAAACAATATATGGCGAATGGATGAATATATGGAATGAATTGACAAGTAAAGATAATACTGAGTATAATAAATTGATAGGAAATATTGATGAATACATTGCACCTTTCAATTTTGTTCCAAAATACAGAGTATTAAATAATAGACTTTACAATGTTACCTATCCTGTTTCAAGTTATGTAAAAACACCAAATATTCCTAGTATTAAAAAGAGGAAGATTCAAGTTCCTCTTAATTTCTGGTTTACAAAGAATCCTTCGTTGGCTCTTCCATTATTAAAATTAGAGAATAATGAAGTTGAACTGGACATTTATATAAACGATAAGGCTTTTGAGGGATTATATCAAGTTTGGAGCAATATATTAAATACTTATGTAAGTTCAACTATGTATAATCTTATACATAGACCAAATGTACCATTAAATATAACAGCATTTGTTAAACCAAGTGATTTTAATTTTGATGTAAATAATGAATTATTATGCACATATGTATATTTAGATAGTGTTGAAAGAAGTAGTTTACTATTAAATACGAATCAATTAAATTATATTATAAATACAGTTAAAAAAACACCAGCGATTACATTAAATGATAATCATACTTTAATAGATATAACGAACGCAAATCATCATATTAAAGAAATTATATGGATATCTAGACGAAGTGATTCTATAAGAAACTTTAATAATTATACGAATTATACAGCATCTCACGAATATAATGAGGGATTAGGAATATTAGAAAGAGCCGCAATATTATGGAATCGTGAAATATCGCGTGCGGACTATGATGCTAATTATTATAATCAAATACAGCCTTATAAATATCACACAAACATACCAAGAACAGGTCTATATTGTTATTCGTTTGCTCTATTTCCCGAAAAACAGATAAATTCAGGATCTTATGATAATACGCAGATTACTACGTCATTATCTATAAATGTTAATACTGATGTTAAAAATGATGCTGTTTATAATTATATTAGCAATATATATACTCAAGTTCTTAATCAAAGTTATCCATTAAATTTCGAAATTTCCATATATGTATTAGAAATAAATGTTTTAACAATATTAAATGGAAGTGCTGGATTGAAATTTAGTTAATAATTAATATTTTTTATATTCTTTTATATTATTAAAAGTATTAATGGATTTATTTATATTAATAATAATAATCGTTTTTGTGTTAATAATAAAATATTTGATAGATACTATTAATTCCCTCAATGGCGAAATTAGAGAGATTAAAGATAAATGTATAGGAGAATCTAAGAATGGCAAGGATATAACATTTACTAAAACTACCGATAAACCTTATACTAATATTAATAATGATATAATCAAAAGTATTGTATATTTTAAAGATTATTTTGATAATAATAAATGATGTTATATATACAAGTATATAAATATATATAAATAATATAAGCGTTTATAATTAAATGCCTAGAAAAAGTAAAAACACGGATGTTAAATCTACAATAGATAAGAAAAAGGGGTTGATGAATACTATAGTAAAAGATGTTGTATTAGTTGAAAATGAAGATATTATATTGCAATTACCTATATCTGACAGCGATATAAATAAAATAAATATAACTGACGAACTATTAGAAGCACCAACTCCTTATGAACCTAACTGTTGTTATATAAATGAGACAAATTTTTATAATAATATTCAAGATAATTTAATAAAACAAGATAGCAATAAAGATAATAATATAGAATATAGCGATAATACTATTAAATCTTCAAATAATTGCTATTGGTGCTGTCATACAATAAAAGATAGAATTTATGGAATGCCATACAAATATAATAATATAACAAATACTTATATATTATTTGGAAATTTTTGTTCATTAGAATGTGCGAATGCTTATAACTTTTCATCTCATTGTGGAAGCGATAAAGTATGGGAAATAAACAGTTTAATACAAATGCTAAGTAAACATTTTGGATGTATTCGTCCTATACGTCCCGCTCCTTCGCGTTTTTTACTAGATATATTCAATGGACCTATGAATATAGAAGAGTTCCGTAAAGGTCATCATACAAATGAGAAAACACATATATTAAATCTTCCGCCTATGATAGCAACTACTTATAATTATGAAATTGTAAATACATCTTATCTCAAAAATATTACAGATAATATGAATAATAAAATTGAAACAAAAAAATATAAAAAATGATATAAGAACACAGATATTATAATTATTGTGAATTACATATTAATTATTAATAACAATGAGTGTTATAAATATCGTAGATTATACTGACAATACTCGCGATACTGAAGATAAGGAAATATATTTTTCAAAATATAGAGTATCGACTATAACTTGCAATGCGAATATTGGAGAAGATATTAATTTAAATTTAAGAATGTTATTTGATAACATTGTAATAATTGACAAGGATGATACTTGTGGTATAGTATGGGCTCAATATATGAAAGATGGAGATGATTTGAATAGAGGAATATATCCTAAAAAGAGAAGAAATAGTAAGAAAAACAAAATGAAGAAAAATAGATTTGATAATCAGGTTACTATAATATATAAAAATGATAAATATATGCCTAATGTAAAAATATTTAAGAATGGAAATATTCAAATTACAGGAATTAAAATTGTAGAAGATACAGAAATTATTGTAAATCATATTATTGATAATATTAAAAATATTTACAACAATATAAGTAATGATATTATAAATAACAGGGATGAAAATTATAAATTAAAATTGAAATATCAAAATTTTAAAATCAGGATGATAAATTCAGATTTTAAGGTATATTGCGAAGAGTCTTTGACAGTTCCATTTGGATTAAAAAGACGTGAAATACATAAGATATTTATTTGCGAATTATATAATAACAAGTGTTCTTTTCAGCCCGGAATATATCAAGGTGTTAAATTAGAATATTTCTGGAATAAATGTAATGATAAAAAGAATGGCATCTGTTATTGTCCTAAAAAATGTTATGGAAAAGGAAAAGGTGAAAATATCGGAGATTGTAAAAAGGTTACAGGAGCATTATTTGAAAGTGGTAGTATATTGATTACTGGCGGTGTATCATTCGAGCAAGTAGATGAGGTTTATAAATATATATGTGATTTCTTAATAAAACACAAAAATAATATAAAAAAAATACAACCAACTATATTGATTAATCAAGAAAATCAAGAAACAATTTAATAATAACATTATATATTAATTTCTTTTACACGTTGGTGTTGTACGCATATCTTTTTTTCCGTCTTTATTAACAAATTGAGGCATAGTATATCTTTCATCTTTTGTTCCATCATTCTTAATAGGAAATTTCAAATCTGTGGTTTTTCTTGTTGATGTAGAAGTAGATACAGTATTTTTAGGCATTATGATAAGATGATAATATAATCATTATATCAATTTTTAGGCATTATATTAAATTTGTTGTATGACAACTAAAATTATAATTGTCTTGTCCATTTAATATAGTATATTTTTGATATTTATTAGTATTAATAAAATTATTTCCAGGTCTATTATACGAGGGTATATGGTGACTAGCATAAAATTGTGAGGCATATGCTACAGCATCAGGTTCAACAGGAGGCATTTTATAACTATTACCCCAAGGTTTTTTATCAAATAAAACATCCCCTGTATATAACCCCGCATTTTTTGGTTGAAGAGGTACAGGAACATTAGGATTATAATCTAATTCAGTATATTCTAAATCTTTTTTCATTATTCTATATATAAAATAGATATTATTATATAAAGATAAAATTAATATTTAATGTAAAATAGTATGAGTACAGAAAGAAAAAAAAGAAGAGTTGCTGATTTTGTAAAAGATGGTATGGAAACAGCGGATATAAAAACTATGGTACAGGATATTGTTTTATATATGACTGAGAACAAGACTAAATATTCGTCACATGATGAACTATTGAAAGAAATGAAAAATTCAATAGAAGGAATCTTGTTTTTTGAAGAAAGATATCCTATGTTATATGTCATGGTTACAAAAGAGGAAGGGTTTGAATATAGTAGCCTTGAATATTTCTTGGGAATGCGAGATAAAATAATAAATAATCAGTTATCTTCCGAACAGGCTTCTAAAGAGGTTGGACAGGTATGGTTTGATAAATATTATAAAAATCCAGAAGGTAAATAGAATATTTTTATATTTTTATTAAATATCTAATTAAATCATTGTTATTTTTATATTGCTATTAAATATCTAATTAAATATTTAAGGCTATAGATAAGTGTAGGTCTTGTAGAAATATGTAATTACCATATTATTTCTAAAAATTCTATTTTATAATTTGAGTACATAACTTTTTATTTTCTAGATTTTCTAAAGTTTTTTATAAATTTATAAATAAATAAAGTTATGTACTCAAATTATTCTATTCATTTTTATAAAAATTCTTGGTTATTCTATATATAATTGATATACATATTGCTATTAAATATCTAAATAATTATATAGATGATAATAGAGATATTTATTAGTTCTTTAATAATAGGCGCTATTGTAGGATTACTTGGTATAGGAGGTAGCGTATTATATTTACCTTTACTTGTTCATTATAATTTTTCATTTCAGCAAGCAGTCGCTATTTCTCTTTTCTTAAATACTATACCTAACGCATTACCTGGTTTATATTTATATTATCAACATGGATTTTTTGATTTTAACACCGCCATTATAGTGGCTTCTGGAAGTATATTGGGAGGTATTGTAGGTGCTTATTTAGGAGCAAATAATTATATAGATGACAAAACACTATATCGTATATACACATTACTTTTATTATTTACAACGATATATATGTATTCATATTATTGTTAGAGGCAATAAGAATAATAAAACTACTTAGTTTTTTTAGCAGCCTTATTACTTATAATTTTTTTATATTTTGCTAATGATATAAATACCCCCTTTACTTTAACATATTCGCCCCCGCGTTTCCCTGTATATATTACCATTTTTCTTTTACCATTAATAAACCTCTTTTCAGATTTCTTATATTTATTACTTCTTCCACCATCTTGTTGAACTGGTGGAACATATTTTAATAATTGAAAGTTTTGACTACACATACCATAATATGTTTTATTATCTACAGAATGTAATATTATCTGATTAGATTCTTCTATATCTTTTTTAGTTACTTTATCTTCTTTAGTTACTTTGTATAATCCAAAAAGTGTTTTATATTTGTCTAATGAAATATTATAATTGTCTGATGAAATATTATAATTGTCTGATGAAGAGGGAATATATATATCCTCATTATCTTCATTATTTTTAGAAATATATATATCTGAACCCTTTTCTTCAAGATTATATATTATTGTATTTGTTGTCTTTGTTTTTCCAACAAAGCGATGTTCATCATTTGTTATTTTAAGATAAGCATAAGATTTACTGTTTGATGTGCCGCCAATATCCTCGGCTTTTGATATATCCAAATCAATATGATATGTTATTTGTGCATTTTGTTCATTTTTTGCTGTGCTAAAGCTCGGTAATAATCCAGTTGGTTGATGACCGAATATATGATATATTTTTGTATATTCATTAAATCTACAGTCTAAAATAATCGGCTTTCCTCTGTATTTTAACGGTCCCCTCTCATTTAAACTATGTATTCCAACAACAGGTGAAAGTTGTGATTTAACGTTGTATTTTTCATCAAATATATGTTTATTACAATCATCCAAACAAGCACCTGTCATAGCTATATATTTTTTAAAATTTTCTTTAAAATTTTCTTTAAATGAGTCCGTATTAATATTATCAGGTTTATTATTAAAGTATTGGTTAAAATCAGTTAAAAATTTGGTTAATTCTGAGTTCAAAAAAACTATATTTTCAATATTTATTTCATTTAAATCGTCAGCAGAGGATTTTCCTATATCGCTAGGTATTATAAAACGTTTCATAGTATCGTCATATGGTATACCTGAATGGGATGTAATAATCAATTTATTACCAATAGTAATTTTTGACATAATATGGCATTTTTCTAAATATCTTATGTATAAACCTTTATAATCATTAAATACATCAATTAATCTGTTACCTATATTATTATTATTATTATTGTCATTGTCCCATCTTTTCCCCATTATCATATTCATCGTAATTATAAATAAATGTATATATTCATCATAAAAATCTTTTTTATCAAGTTTATTTTCTTCTTTTTTTATTGCATTTTCGGTTTTGTAATAATATGAATGAATCTCAAATAACTCTTCGAACTCTTCTTTAAAAAAATCTACCTGTTTTGGTGATCCAAATGTATTTGCATATATGTATGCAACTCTTTCTTTTAAATCATTTGTATAGTTTTTAGCAAAATTCATCAATTGATCCTCATGTTTAGCAGGTTGCCCTTCTTGATTTTTTCCATAATGTAACCATACACCTTTTAGATTTACATACTGTTCAATATGTTCTGCAGAGTATTTAAACTTAAAATTACCTATGTTATAATATCTATTGATAATATATATAAAAATCTCTGCGGGAGTTCCTAAACTATATATATTTTTTTGCATTAATATATATTCTATAGCATAGACAGCAAATTCTTGATAACACCTTATCTTATTTAAATCTCTATTGCCACATGTTAATACAACGCGTGTTTCATTTTCTGTTTTTAATTTAAGCATATTTTTTAAATTACGAATAGACTTTTCGCCACGGTCTATCAAGTCTCCTGTAAAAACTATTGCACGATTCTTATTTAATTTAATTTGTGTCCCGCTTTCATCGTCGTTAATATTAATTAATTTCTCGTCGTTAATATTAATTAAGTTCGAAATTTCATCTGGCATATTACCTTCTAGATCTGCAAAAAAGTAAATTTCAACACCATTATCAAATTTATACATACCATCTTTAATACCATGCGCACCTCCCTTTTTTTTACCCATATTTTTATCTTCTAATATATATTATAAAAAAATTGAAAAATAACTTCAATATCATATTACAACATTTTTCAATTAAGTCTTCTTGTATGTGAGAAACATACGAAGATGTTGTATAACTGTTTGTGTATAATTTTAACTTTATTTTTTTCATAAATTTTTATAAAAATTGATATAAGCAATTAAATATATATATTTTTTAACAAAGTATTATTATGAGTAGTGATATGTCATTGTCCAATGTCCCCCCTAAGAATCTTAATGAATTAATTGTAATAACTTACGATAGCAATGGAGGCAATACTACTCATGCAAATACTCTTATTAATATGCTAAAAAAATATCATTTCTGGCCGAATATCAAAGTTAAAAAATTTAAGAATAATGATGATATTGTGCTTCTTCACAATAATTATAAGATGAGTGATATTTGCGAATATAAGGAACTTTATGAGCAATGTCGGAGTATCGTATTGGACTTTTCTCTCTCATATAATAATAATGTTGTCGTTACATATGCCAATTCTATTCCACGAAGAATTAGTTATGAAGAATATATTTCGAAGATTTATAGCGATACTGATAAATGTTATGAGGCATATGATGGGACTATAATTACAGTATACAATTATAAAAATCAGTGGTATTTTGGTACTTCAAGTTGTCCTGACGCAAATAGTTCAAAGTTCTCGCATCCAACAAAATCGCACGGCAAGATGTTTGATGAAGTGCTTTTGCAATTGTATAGTAAATCTCCTGAAATTGTCGAAATGCTTTCTCACATTCAGTCAGATAATGTTAGTGAAACTTTGCGTGCAATGTTTGTTTCTAATTTGAATTCTGAACATGCATATGAGTTTGTATTGATTCACAGTGATAATAAACATATTATTGATTATACAGATGTTCTTGGTGAAAATTATAAGGAACTAGTACATATCAATACAAAAAACAGAATTACACTCGAAGAATATGATATTAATATGTCTTCAATTCAAGAATTATATAATATGGGTGTTAGATATCCTGCGTATTTTGCGGATATTAATCAGGCAAATCTTCATATTAATCAAAATAAAAGTTATGGATTGATTATTAAGAAGAAAACGGAAGGAGAACACTTTTCACGACTATATAAAATATCATCGGCATATATTAACTATCGCGAAGAAACTGACCCTTGTCATCCCAATATATGGATGAATATCCTGTCTGTATATATGAAAAATAAGCAAAATTATACGATTAAGGATTATATCGCTACATATAACCCTAATATTGAAATTCCAATTGATAATAATGGAAGACAGATAGACCCTACATATTTGGTTCATACGATTATTTCTACAATCAAGGATAGTCTATATAGTTATTACAAATCTACGACAACATATAATCCGACATATAATAGATATAAGATGAATAAGGAGATGGATAAACAATTCGCCCCAATTATTCAATATCATTTGGCACAATTGAGAAATCTACAGATTACAACATTTAATAAGAAACTAATTACAAGTTCTAATATTTATTATTATCTGTGTCAATGTAATGATATCAAAAATATCAAAACACTTATTCAATTCTTTGCTTCTAATCCAATTAATGAAATGCAATCACGGACATCTATGTGTTTCGCAATTATGAATACATTGATTTCATAATTTTGATAAATCTAAAATATATTATTATTAATAGATAAGAATATAAAATATGTTAGACTACTTTTCTACACAAGGATGGATATATATATTATTCAGCATAATATTAACAATAATATGTTTAATATTAAATATATATATACAAGGTCTAGGCGTATATCTATTAGTATATGTAATATATATATTAGTTATACTACTTACGGGTTATAATATAACATGTTTGACAAAAGGCGAATGTTATATATGGAGTTGGATAGTTAGTATAATGACTTTAATACCTATGATATTATTGATAGTATTCATGATATATTTTATAATATATCAAAAGAAATAGATAAATATTTTTATTTTTAAAAATTGATATATAAAAATATTATAAACTATATATTAATAGGATGTTTTACAATTATAAGTTTGATTCAATAGACCCTTCAAATAATCATAGTTTTGATATTCATAATATTGATTTGGCGATTGTAAATGGTATGAGAAGAATTATAATGACTGATGTACCAAATTTAGGAGCAATTGGAGAAAAATTAGATAAAGATGAACCTACAGTTAATGTTATAGAAAATACAGGTGCTTTACACGATGAATTTATAATACATCGCATAGGATTAATTCCTATTTGTATGACAACAGATGAAATTGAAAATTACGAAGATAATTCTCTTGTTATTGAACTAAATGTTAAAAATACTACTAGTAAAAGTGTTGATGTAAGAACATCGGATTTTAAGGCAAAATTAAATGACATTGAATTAACTGAAAAAAAACTAAAAGAACTATTTCCGCCAAATAAAGTATCAAAACATAATATATTAATTACACGACTAAGACCTGGCGAACATCTACATTTAAAGGCAAATATTGTAAAAAAAACAGGACGTGATAATGCGTCATTTAACCCTGTTTCTTTATCAAACTTTTCGTATATTCAAGATCCTAAAGAGGCAAAGAAATATGATAGTATTTTAGATAAGGAACGAGCCTATTATATGAACGAATATGGAGATCCTACTAAATTCAAATTTGACATTGAACATATTAATATTAATATGGGTCCACGATATTTAATTCCTAAATCTTTAGATATTATTATTAGCAAATTAAATAATTTAATGTCTGAATTGATAAATATTAATAATTCGGTAATTATTAAAATTCAACAATTTCAAGATATCGCAGAGACTTATGAATTTATTATTGATAATGAAGATGATACATTGGGAAATATTATACAATCATACGTACATAATAATTATGTGAGAAATAAAAAAAATGTAAATAATATGACATGTAAATATATAGGATATATATGCCCCCATCCACTAAAATCTACAATGATTATAAGAATAACCTTGACTGATATTACAGATAAAAATATGTTTATTATATTTTTAGAAAAAATATGCAAAGAGATTATAAATGAAATAGTAGATATTAAGACAAAATGGAATAAGTTCTCAATAGATAATAATGTATCATAATTTATATTATTATATATTAAAAGAAAGAGATAAATTAATAATGTCAGTTAATATTGATGATATTGAGTATAATTATGAAGATGAAGAATTGGATAATATTGAATATCTTGAGATAATGAGTTTAGATGATATTATTAAAGATAATCCTTCTTTTATAGCATTATCGCGTAAAGATATTAAGGATAGTTTATTTGAGTTATTTGTTAATAATAAAAAGACAGATGATATAACTAATCTTTTTTACAATATATTAAATGATATAGAAGATAATCGAGGAAAATTAAAAAAATATGATAATTATATTTTTAATGCTGAAGTTGAAAAAATAGATTCAAGTTATGATACAATAGATAAAAATGATGCTTTGAATTTTAATAATCTTAAGAAAAAGTCAGTTTTAAATCATGATATAGCAAAGGATAAATATTTTTTTTGTATTAAATACAATAATGATTCAACTAAACTACGCTTAAAACCTACATCTAAAATAAATATTACAATAGAACCTAATAATAAATATTTTCCAATATATTATCCAGTATATCCTATTGACGATGTTAATATTCCTATAATATCTGCTTATTATAAAATTCCCAAAGTAATAATAAATGATTATATATATACTAAAATAACATCGCATTTAACTAAGACTAAAAACATTAATTATGTATCTTCTGAAGATTATGACAATATAAATGATTTAGTTAAGGATATTAAACCAGATATTCATAATATTATAGAATATTTAAAAAAATGCTTCGATTTAGATTATTATAATATAGAAATTGCTTTAAATAAATTTGGCAAATCTCTTGATTTTATTAATAAAGATGATTTTGATATTTTATGTGATTATTTGACGAAAGTTATTGGGATATATAAAGAACGGAAAAATATATCAAGACCTGTAAAAATCAAAAGACCTGATATTATAAATAAAAAATTAATTTTCTTTGAAAAATTAAGTACCACAATACAATTATTAAATTTAACAGAAAACATAGTAGATTTTTTAGATAAAAATAAGATGATTTTAGATAATGAGCGTGAAAATAATATTATAACACAAAAAATAAAACCATTAGCAGATTTTAAAATTTATGAAATAATACAAGAAATTAAAAATACTGGTAATTATGAAAATGAAGAGGCGATAATAGAAATTTTAGATATTATCAAGCATTCTCTTAAAAATAGTAATATATTGGAAGCAATTCACGCTATTGATAATATATTAAAAACATATGAAAAAAAGGAATTAATTATAAAAAAATATGAAATAGTTAAGAAAGATAATGAATATTCGCGGAATCATATTTTTGATTATGATAAAGACGGAAAACAATATATAATATCATATCGCGAAAGTAAAGAAATCAAAGATAGTCATAATATTGATAATTACGAGGGCATTCCTGATAAACAATTTGTTCAGGAATTAAAAATGGAAAATGATGATAATATAGTATATAATGATTATGCGAATAATGATAAAGATGATAATATATATTTTATTGATTTTAATAAATTAGATATTAATAAATATATAACTAATATAAATTACAAAAATGAGTTAGGATTTGTTAATAGTTTAGAGCCCATTTTAAATATTATGTATGGAATTAGTAAATTAGCATATATAGATTTTGATTATGATGTATTATGTATTGAATTATTCAAATATAATCGTAGTATTTATAACAGACGCGATTTATATACAAAAACATTTCAAGATAATGATATAGAAGTGAGTGAAGAAATAATTAATTGTTTGGATAAATTATCGCCAGAAACTATTTCATCTATGATTAGTAATAAAAAAGCACCATTTACAGATATAGATGATAATGAAGAAAAAATTATAAATGAATGTAATAATATATGGATAGATGATTTTAACGATATGTTCTTAAATGCGTTGACCTATTGTATAATATATATACAAGAAAGGATATTAAATGATACGATATTTATAGATATTGATTATTTGAATGGTAATTTTATAAGTTACTGGGATAACTGTGGAACACCTCTACATAAAAAAGAAGATCGCGGAGTAATGACATATTTAATAGAGATAGTTAAAGAGTATTTTAATATAAATAATGATTTTAAAATAGATATAGACAAATTATTTGGCAGAATTTATGATAAAATTGAAGATAATTATAAAGAAATTCTTGAGATTATGAAAAAGAATGATGAAATATGTAAAGAAAAAAAGAAAAAATTAAGAGGTAAAGAAGAGAGAAATAAATTAGCAAAATTAAATACAGATAAACAATGTGGAAATAAATTAGAATTATGTAAGGAACAATTTATACTATCTTTATTATATATGCCTGATATTAATTATAAAAAAATACATAAATTTTTGAATGGTTGTTGTTTAAAAAAACTTGATGATAGTTTTAATGATAATATTGATTTTAAAAATGCTAAAAGAAATGATTTAATTCAATTTAAAGAATATTACGCAAAAATTAGGATGACAAATAAACGAAGAGATTTAAGATTTATTCCTAAAAAAGATAATACATTAGCGTCATATGAAGAAAATGCGATAGTTAATCCTATATATTTAGACGATTATATAGTTAATATTAATAACAATTCTAAAATAGTAAATATATGGTTGAGTAAAATGAAAGAGAAAAACAACAGTATATTTCCTGTTAATATTATAGAATATTTTGAAAATAATAATACAAAAACTATAAAAGCAAGTATATTATTTAATATAAATTTATTGACAAAAACATCAAAACACGCAGGAAATGAATTTATTGATAATTTTAATAATGTTAGAAAAAATATCAAGGGTAACAAAGATGCTAACGATAAGATTAAATATTTAAATATAATTCGTGCTATAATAAAAATACTATATAATAATCTACAAAATAAAGATAATAGCGATGATATTAATATATTACTAGAAAATTCTATAAATGATTTAAAGAATATTATAATAGATTTGAAAGATTTAAATAATATATATAATGATGAAATAGAGAATGATATAAATTTAATAAATAAATATATTGTTAGTAGAGCATTATGTTGTCCTTTTAATATAGATGAAACATTAAATGAAAAGATAATATCTAATGTTATAAATCAACAATATATACAAAAAATAACAAATAATATATATGAAACCGTATTAAAAATAATAAAATTATCGTTTCCAAGTATTGAAGAAAATATAGATTTTTTGAATAAACAGCGCGAGGAAAATAAACAGGGAAAAATTAAGATTCTAAATGATAAAACAGTAGAAGATAATAAATTAATAAAAGAAATGAAAAAGGCCGGAATAAAACACGCGATAATCCAAGAAAAAATAAATGAAGGGAATGACGTATATGATAACGATGACATATTCAAAGACATATCTAATAATGATAATAATAATGTATTAAACGATATAATCAATAATGATATCATTGATAATAATATAGATGGCGCGGATACTGATAATTTGATGACATACGATAGAGAAGATGATGACGAATATATGGATACGCAAGAAATGGGTTTCATATATAATTAAACATCTAATATAGTTAATATTAGATCTTTGGTATTTTTTATAAATTATATTATTATATTATTATAATAGAACGCGAGATGAATAGTTTAGATAAAAATGACAATTTAAAATTATTGAATGTATCGGGAAGATATAATAATTGTTTTTATAATTCTATATATTTAGTGATTAAAGATAATGATAAATTTAAATTAACTACAAAATCTTATAATATCACAAATGGTACTAAATTGCGTAAATATTTATGTGATAATATTATTAGCAGAAGTACTAAATCGTTTGTAGAATATCTTAAAATAGCAAAAGATTTATTGATTATGTTGTATAAAGGGGAAACAAGTCTTGAAATTCACGATATAGCATCTATGTTATCTGTAAATACTGCGGAATTAGAATCATTGATAAACGCTGGAATATTAAATACAAATTTAGAATCAGAAGCAGGATTACAAAATTTATTAGAGGAGCATTTAAAAGTTGGTTCTCGTATGCCTTCGGAAAGTGAAAGAACAATGGTATTGTCTTACATCAAACAATCATTTAAAATTATAATAATAGAAATAATATTAGGTGCTAAAACGGGAGATGTTAATAATGTTGATAAAACTCTTGACAAAATATATAAATATGTATATAAAAAGCATAGAGTTAAAAGTATATCCCAACAATCTTTAGATTTAATATTATTAAAAACACTGAAAGATGATATTAAAATTGCTGATATAATAAATAAAATTAAATATCGTATTTTTGAAAAATTACATAATATATCTAAAAATAATAGGGAAAGTAATTCTCGTTTTAATTATTCAGTATTTATTAATGATATGCGTCATTATCAAGTATTAAAAATAAATAAAAAAATAATAAACAATTATCGTGAAGTATCTGATTTTTTATCACCTAAAAATAATTTCACATTTAGTCAAAAAAGTATTAGAAGTTCATCTAATAAATAAAATAATTATTATTTTACTATATATTAAACATTTTCGCCAGCACCATATATTTTATTGTCTTCAACGACGGTTGATAAATCGTTTTTTGGTGGTATATTAGATATATTTACAAGTGATGCTCTACCATTTGAATCCTTGTTTCCTCCACTAAGTCTTTTTGCTACATTAGTATTACCTATAATACCATTTAATTGAATAGGAATATATCTATTAGCATCACTAAAACATTTAGCAACATCTGTTTTATATTTTAGAGGTATTTCTTCAAAAGAACAATCTTGTATTAAATTATCATATTTCAAAGATAAAATATTAAAGGTTTCTTTTGATACATTTCCATCACACGCTTCTATTTCTTGAGATAAAAGCATAAATTGCTGAGATAATTTTTTAAATATTTCAAACTTTTCGCTCGCTTTTATACTATTTGTAAGTGACATTATAAGGACACTAACAGCATTAACAATAATGTTAGGAATTTTAATAGCATTAGCATCTTCACTAATACTATTTATAATACACATAGTAGAACTTGTTAATACAAGAGGTATATTAAAACAGAACTTAACAAAACTCCAATGAGATGATGCCTTAGTACATAATAATGTCATTGATTCGCATTTATCTAATAATTTTTCAATATTATGCATTATTTTTTAGTTTATCTAATAATATAACATTTTTTTATTTGAATTATTATATTAGATAAGCGTATGAATATAGAAGTTAAAACAAACGACTGGGTTCTCCCAAATAGAGTTGGTTATAATAAAAAAATATATAATACTTTTAATCCTTCAAAATATCAAAGAAAAAAGGAAATATCGGCTTGTAATTGTTCAAAAGAATCGTGTGATTTAGATGTATCCAAAGTATCTCTTTTTCCTCAACAAAGAATTATCAAAGATTATATGCAATTTGATAGTCCTTATAGAGGCATATTATTATATCATGAATTGGGTTCTGGTAAATCGGCAGCATCAATAGCAGCAGCCGAAGGATATATAAATCGTAAAAATGTTATTATAATGACTCCTGCATCATTATCGCAAAATTATGAAAATGAATTAATGAAAATATCTACTGTTGGATTAAATCTTAAAAAATCGTGGACGTGTATTAAAGTAAAAAAGACAGATTCAAAAATGATGGAAGGTTTAAAAATATATGCTATCGATAAACAATTAATAAAAAAAGATGGTACTGTATGGATTCCTTTATATAAGAAAGATATTATAGGTGCGGAGATAGTAATAGATAATATTAAATATAGTGATTTGAGTTCAAATTACAAAGAAGACATAAACAAGATTATAACAAATATAATAAGAAATAGATATAAATTTATAAATTACAATGGGATAACAAATAAGATGTTAAATGATATGGGTGTTACTAATAAAAGCAATGAGGGTGATAATAATTATTTCAATAATTCTTTTATAATAGTTGATGAGGTACATAATTTTATAAGTAGAATAGCAAATGGTTCAAAAATAGCGATGAAAATCTATAATAATATAGTTATTGCGAAGGATGTAAAATTAGTATTATTATCGGGTACACCAATAATTAATCAACCTTATGAAATATCATTTTTAATAAATTTGCTGAGAGGTCAAATGTTAACCTATAAAATACCTATATTACAAGGAATCGCTGACAAAAAGACACTAAAAGATATTTTAATTAAATCGCAACATTATGATTATATTGATGAAATATATAATGATAATAAATATGTAAATATAATATTATTTCCTAAAAATTATGTTCGTAAAGATAATGATTCGTCTGTAATAGTTAGAAAAGATTGGATAAAAGAAGATAAGGATATAATTAAAGATATAATAAATACTATAAATAAGGATAAATTTTCAGGTATTTTAAAAAATAGAAAATCTGTTATAAATACATTTGAAAGTAAAAAACCTTATTTAATAGTAACAAATGGGACAACTGGTTCATTAAAAACAAAAATGGCAGATTATATAATTGATAATTATAAATTGAGTACTGATAATATTAAGATAAATATAGATGATTTGGTAATAAAAAATAAAGAATATAAAAAACGCATTTTAGATATAATTAAAAAAGTAAATAAAGAATGTAATAATAATAGAGCGTGTATTTTAGAAAAATACGAGAATCCAAGTGATAAATTATTAGAAGAATTTCATAAAGCATATTATGATATAAGAACCGGCGTAGATAACATAGAATGTTCGCCGCGAATTAAAAAATCATGTGATATGCTTAATGATTTAAATTTAGAAAATGCTTTACGCGAAAGTAGAAATATTGTATTTGAAACGCAGGGATTATCAGTACCTAATTGGTTATTATCACAACCTTATTTAACAGAAAAATATAACGTTATATTCGGATATTCTTTAATGCCTATTAAAACTATAACAGAAGTTATAATAAAACGCGCTATAGCAAAAATAATTAAATATGAGAAAAATCAAGATATGGAAGCACCACGCTATCCTAATATTAATAAAAAAATAATTGGTGAAAATATAAAAAAGATTATCAAAACATTAAGCAAAATACGTAATGATTGTATGGATGATACTAAATATTTAACAGAATGCGGTATCAAGAAAATAAATAAATTACTTATATTTGATAATAAAGAATTTAAATTAAATTTAGTATATGAAGATGGTGATAATATAACAGATGAAGAATTTGACAAATTAATTAGAGATATAGTTAAAATGGATTCTCATGGTAATTTTAGTGATGTAGATTTTTCTTTAAATACAAAATATATTGAGGACAAAAATTATGCATTGCCTAATAAAAAGGAGGATTTTGATAAGTTTTTCATCAATGATGAAGACCCAGAAAATATAAAGATAATTAATGAAGATTTATTTAAAAGACGCGTATTAGGTATATTGAGTTATTATAAGACTACGGGTTCGGAATTATTCCCATCATTATTACCTGAAACTATTAGACATATCTATATGACTAATCATCAAATCAAAAAATATATGGATGTTCGCATAAAGGAAATAGCGATGGATGACAAAAAGAAGAAATTTGGAAATAAAGGAAATGTTGAAATTAGTTCTGTTTATAGAGCATTTAGTAGATTAGTTTGTAATTTTGCTTTTCCTGATGAAATACCTCGTGAATTTCCACAAGATATAAGAATATTAAAGAAAAAAGAACTGACTTTAAATGAAGATGATGATAATAGCAAGGGAAGTAAAGAGGATGATAAAAGTGCTAAAAAGAAATTAAATAAAGATATAGATGCTGAATATAATAAAAAGTTAAATAAGGCATTAATAGATTTAAGAAAAGGAGATTATTTAGAAAAAATTAATTTACAAAATTATTACAGTCCAAAATTTGCTCAAATGTTAGAAGATATAAATACATCTCCAGGTAGTGTTTTAGTATATTCACAATTTCGCGTTGTGGAAGGTTTAGGTATATTTAAGGAAGTTTTAAATAAACACGGATATATAGAGATTAATGTAATTAAGAATGATGAATATGGATATATACTAGAAGATGCTGAAGTATTTGATGAAAAATATGATAATAAAAGATATGTAGTTTTTAATTCTGATCGTGAAAAAACTAATATATTAATGAATTTATTTAATGGAGATTTTGCCAATCTACCTGATAATATAAGATATAGTTTACCTAACAAAGGCAATAACTTAGAACAGAGATATGGAAAAATTGTTAAAATTATGATGATTACGCAATCTGGTGCTGAAGGCATATCATTAAAGAATGTTAGACGCGTATTAATTACAGAATATTTCTGGAATTCTGTGAGAATAGATCAGGTTATTGGACGTGCGGTTAGAACTTGTAGTCATATGTCATTGCCTGTTGAAGATAGAAATGTAGGTGTTTATAAATATATAATGAAATTTACCAAAGATCAATTGATTAAAAATCCAACAATTAGAATAAAAGATAATGAATTATCTACTGATGAGCATATATATGATAGGGCAAATAAAAAAGAGGAATTAATTAAAAACTTCTTAGATATGTTAAAATCGTCATCAATAGATTGTATAATACATTCAGAAATAAATAAACCATTGAATAATGGTTATAAATGTTATAATTGGCCTATAAATAAAAATGTTGATAAGTTATCATTTACACAAAATATAAATGAAGATAGTGTAATAACTAAATATAAAATGTTCGAGAAGACTAAAATAGGAAAAGGTAAGGTAGTATCAAAAAATGGTATAAAATATGTTTTATTAAATGATAAATTATACGATTATTATAGTTATAAAAATGCGGGGGTATTACTATTAGTATAATATATATTATATAAATAATAAATAATAGTAAATAAGAAGCATATACTTATTTTTAATAATAATATAAATGAATAATATAATATTGCAATATTTTGATAATATTAATGAAAATATTATATTAGATAATGCGGAAAATGTTTTATATGATTACACGATTGGATTAGATGTACAAGATATAAGAAGAAAATGTATATGTCGTTGTAATAATAATTTTAATT